TCACAGCCAGCGTACCACCAGGAGTCGCGTCTGTACCGCCCAGAGTCGCACGGATCGCATTAGCTGCGCCGGAGATTGTGGCAGAAGAACCATTAACTTCGCAAGAAATATGAGCGCCGTTAATTGTGCCAGCAGTAGCTGCGCCTGTGCCAGTCACGACAGAGAAAGCGCGAAGTGTTTCGCCTGAGCCTGTAGAGGTAAAGGTCAACCTTTGGTAGCTCAAACGGGTATCGCCAGTAGTTGCAGAAGTTGTAGCAAAAGCGGCGTTAATGTTTTCCGCTGTAGTTACAGAAAGGGGGGCAGATGAAGTGCCAGTTTCAAAGCCGTTAAGCGATACTACTGGTCCTGTGAAGGTGGTCGTTGCCATGATGTTTCCTTACATGCAAGTTTTGCGCAACCGTCTGCATGTCGTCGGCAAGGGCGTGCCGTCTGTTGCGCGTGGATTAAATGTGCCCAGCAAACACCCCCCTTGCGGAGAGTGTTCACTTGATTCTTTAGTTAAAAAATCAAACGCCAGCAGTACCGTACACGCCACGTGGGTCAGTCCAACCCACTGTGTAACGCTCAGTCGCCTTGTAGCGCATAGAGTCAGTCTCGAAGTCACCTTCCATAGACTTCTCCAAGCCACGACGCATCAACAACTTCAAGCCTTCAGGCGCGTCGGTCTGCACCCACCATGCGGTAGATGAAGTGATACGTGACAAGTTAGCTTGGCCATCAGCCAGCAAGCCCATGGACTTAACTGGGTTGATGTCGTTGTCGGCTGTGCCGGTGCGCAAGACGCTCTTCAACAGAACTTCAGCTTGGAACACGTTAGAAGGACCGGAGACGATCTTCTTAGGTGTCAAACGGATACGCTTACCGTTGTTGTCAACGGCGTTGCGGATCTGAATCAGCATCTGCTCAAGAGAGGTTTGTGACAAGTTAGCGGGTGTGGTCAGCTGATTGCTGAACGTGCCGTTAACGATGGGGTGGGCAGTGTTAGTCAACGACACGCCATCACCGCCAACATACGCGCCGTTGAAGGCACGATTCAAAATGTTAGCAGAGAGGGTTTCCTTAGTCTCAATCAAAGACTGCGCCAAGTGCTTGGCGTAGGTTTGACCGATACGGATGTGGTCGCCGTCTTCTACGAGGACTTTGGTCAAGCTGAATGCCAGACCGTAGACTTTGTAGAGGTAACGCTGCAAGAACAACACGCCACCAGACTGGTAAGAAACAGCCATACCGTCGGGCAACTCAGGCGCTGCGCCAAAACCATAAAGAACGGGTTCTTCATGGTAGTTGCGAGGAATGCCTTTTTGCTCACGGAAGACCATCTTCCACTCGTCCGCACGTTGGTCATAAACACCGTCGAACACTTCGTTGAGGATAGGCTCAACTACGGATCTAAAGTCCGTACTACGCATTGGGGTAGCCATAATTTAGCCCTCCTTAAACAGAGTTCACTGCTGCTTTGTAGTGGTGTTCGTTAATACGAACAGACACAACTACGTACGCGTCAGTGAGGGAGTCAGTGATTTCATATCCAAAACCAGTGATCTGGAATTGACCAGAAGTGGCTTGAATGGCGGTCAGGTAAGTGTTTGACAAACCTGTTTGTGTTGAGCCACCAGGAGAGGCGACTGTCCAATCACATTCTTCGCCGACAGCTGTTTGCACAGTTGTACCAGCAGAAGGATTATTGTATTGAACATCAAACAAAGTTTCAGGGTCATCATACACCCAAGCTGTGATCTCAGTCCCAGTCGTGCCAGAAGGCCAGAAAGGAGAGATTGAAGGCTTGCCGCTGGCGTCCAAATACTGAACACCCGCGAAGATGCCCAACAAAGAAACTCCATCGGTTGTACCTGTACGAGTACCGTCAGACGTACCGAGTTGAATAACACCGTTATCAGTCAACTTCACGGGGTCACCGCTGAAGATGTTGGCTGCGTAGGTGCTCGCGATTACATAGGCTTTTGGGCGCATCTGACCACTGTTGTGGTAAGACGCACGGAAGCCAAATGGTGCACTTATCGAAGACATAGTTGCTCCTAAATGGATTAAAAAGTTGCGTCAGGAAAGATCAAACTGAGCTTCCCGCTGTTGCCCTATTTCCATATTGCCGTCTCCCATAGTCAGGCGCGACTTAGATGTGCGAGCTTGCTGCTCGAGGAACTCTGCCGTGTCGGTGAGTTTCTCTTCTTCACGCAGGGGTGCATCGTGATGCGCCTCCTTCATGTATTTCTCATAAAGAGAAATAGGCAGCTTAAAAGCCAACATCTCATTCACCCCAATAAAGCCGACCCAGTCACCCGTCTTAAGGGTTGCGTATTCCCAGCCAGGAACGTCTTCTGGCTTCAAAGGCTCGTAGCCTAAGCGGATCCGCATTTGGATCGAATCACGAGGGTTAGTCGTGGTCAGCCAGCAACAATGCCAGCCGGAGAGTTTCGGCAAGTCCGGTAATGAGGACTGAAAAAACTGCTGACGGAACATTTCAACCCGCTCATCTTCGGTAACCTCTCGGTTTTGTGTGATTGCGCGATCTAACATCGCACGGTTTTCACGACCGTCTCCTGCGGATTTTTTCAAGCGTTCGTCTGTCATAATACTCGCTCCTTTCAGCGATTGAAACCAATTATAGGGTTTGAAAAATAAAAAGGCAACTCATTCAAGTGATTCACGCCTTGTTGGCGCGGTCGTACTCGGAGTAGCGCTTGGCGTACTTCATACGGAGCACGGGGTCGTCCCACACTCCGGCGTCAATCAATGCCTGCTTGCGCTCAGGACTGAGGTAGATCTCCTTACGTGTTGACGCCGGTGCGTGCTCACGTCCGGAACCTACAGCGGGACCACCACGAGGGGTGCGTTCCTCTCGAGTCTCGCGGCTCGAAGATTGACGTTCAGGTTTGAATTTTTCAGGTAGGCGGCGTGCGGCTCGCTTACGCAATTCATCCCAGTATTCTTCTGACTGTGGATTGTAACCGTCTTTGGCCAATGATTGGTCAATAGCGATGACAATGGCTGAATCTTCGTCACGACCTTGCGAGTCGTACCATGGATTCTCTTTAATGAACTCGTTAGCGTAATGCATCGTCATGTCGTCAAGCTGCTGACCCGAGGGGCGCTGCTGGGCGGCTTGCTGCTTGGCGAACTGGAGTTGCTGTACTTTTTGCATGGCTTGGTCGCGGTAGCGCATAGCCTGAGCCACGTCCTTACCGTTACCCGCCTCAACCGCCTTAGCGATGACGCGCTCCGCCATTTCGGCTTCTTTAGCCGCGCTGGCGATCTGCGAATCATACGTACCTAAGTCCGCTTGATGCGCTCGCTGCTCCTGAGCCGTTACGCGGCGCTCAAGGTCGTCATTGCGCTTGCGTAAAAAGTCTAGCTCGAGCTTGTCGCGCTTGATGGCTTGATCGCGGCGCTCTTTGCGCTCTAGCTTTTCAAGTCTGCGCCGTTCACGGATTGCGTCCCGCTCGTCGCCGTTGTCGTCTTCCTCGGCGGTGGACGCGGTGCGTTCGTCTTCATTTTCGCCTTCTTCATGATCATCTTCTTGTTGATCATCAGCGTTGGCGCTTAGTTTTGACTCGTCTTCGACGATGATGATCTCTTCACCGCCGCCTTTTTCGTCGTCTTCTTTCATCACATTAGCCATAACTCATCTCCTTTCAGATGAATGCTCGGATTGCCAACGGGTCGCCAGTTACCTGCCCGATGATATCCAAGTCGTTGAAAATTACAAACATTGCAGAATCGTCTTTGCCAGGAATCTTCACTTCCCAGCGGTCACCGCCGTACTTAGCCACGCGAACGTGTTCACCGGCTTTGCACCACTCGCCCTCTGGCCACGGCTTCATGTCATTGCGGTTCTTGAAAGCCAGCGGACCCAAAGCAACAACTTTGCCAATTTGGGTGTTCCACTTCTCTGTATCATTGTTACCCGCGATGTCAAGAATGATGCCCCCAGCGGACTTTTTCTTCGGTGTGCGAATCTGAATCAGAACACGGCTGCCGAAAGGCTGAATTCCAGCATCTACTGCTGGGAAAGCCTCTTCCATTGCGTCCTCATAGGTCATTGTCAAGGTTTTTCTCCTGGTCTAATAGGTTTAAAAGTACGTTGATTGCTGCCTCATAACCAGCAACCATTCCCACGCGATACCCGTACTCAAATGTATCACGCGTCTGGGGTCGTCTCAAGGCGTCAACAGCAAAGGACTGCTGTTCTGCCTTCAGACGATTCAGAAGTTGAGACTCAATGTTCATGCAGGAGTCTTAGGCGTAGAAGGCGCAGCGGGCAGGGTTTGTCCGTTCAGCTTCTCGCCCGCCGCTAGGCGGTGTTTCTGTTTCACAAACGCGCCAGTCATAGGGACTGTGCCAGGAGTGGGTTTGTCGCTCATAATGTTCTCCTCAAGGGTTAGGGTTAATTCCGGTTCCGGTGCTATACGCGACCTTCTCGCCCGTGGCCATTTCGGCAGCGGCTAGGAGTTTCGCAGTATCGTTGTCAGCCGTGTTCATGCGCTCGCGAGTCTCAAGGTCGGCGGCGGTGCGCTGGTTTTCGGCTTCTTGTTTCATCTGCTCGGCTTGCAGCTTCTCAAAGTTAGCTTGCTGATCAGCCGCCAGTTTAGACGCTTCAAGCTGTTGCTGCGACTGCATCTTCTGCTGCTCGATTTGCAATTTAGCTTGATCAACTTGCATACGCTGCTGTAGCGCTTGCCCTTGGACTTGTGCGTTGAGCTGTGCAACTTCCATAGCTCGGTCAGGTGGTATGGGTGGCTGGGGCTTGAACTGCTGAGCGGCTTGATCCAGCTGTGCCAACTCCTGAGCGAAGCTGCCGAGTTGATTCTCGATGAACTTCTGCACTTCCAAGATGACTTTGACCTGATCTTCGGCTTCTTCAGGGATCAACTCCTCACGCTGCGCCTTGTCAACGGCGTTGTGCGCTTCGACGAGGTAGTAATTGAGCAGGTGGTCACGCAAATGCGTCGCAATCGGGTACAAAAACGTCTTTGCAATGGCGGGGTTTGACCCGAACAACGGAGACTTCAAGAACGGGATGTGCGTCATCAGGTGCGCCATGTGATCTTGCGACGGAAGCACGTAAATTGGGCGTCCCATGGCGGCTGCGACGTTCTCGCTCACCGGATCCATGTCCTCGCTTCCTGGTTTTGGGTTCAAAACCTCATTTTCAGGCACTTTCATGTTGCGGAGGAACATTTCCTCTACTTTGCGTGCGTCATACAGCTGCGGCATAGCCGTGGCACGCTGCATAATTGCCTGAGTTTGCGCAAAACGCTGGGTTTCGCTGAAAATTGCAGGGTCGCTGACAGGGATGATGTCCATCGGACCGTCAAAGTCAGACGGATCAATCTCAAGACCTGCCGATTGTGCCTCAATGTCCTCAACAGTCAGGTACGCGCTGTTGATGCGGTGCAAAATCTTGAAGCAACGCGCCATCGAGCCATGCAACCGGCTGTGAATTGAGCTGAACACCACCATACCCTGCTCAATGAGCGCCATGGTTGTGCCTACAGGCTGGTTAGGGTTCTGGTCAGACAGCTTCTCAAAGGACGTTTGCACCACACCTTTGCCCGCGTCTACGAGGAAACCGAGGAGCGAGAACAGCGTGGGGCTGGGACCGTTGAACGGCAGCGGCATTGCCAGCTTGCGCACGTCATCGATGAGCGCCCCACCTTCCATCTCAACCACCTCAGTCGGTTGGACGTTCAGCGTCTGGCCTCCTGGACCGCCCTTCAGCTTCAACAGCGTGGGGACGTTCTGAATGTGAGCCGAGTCAAGCAGGGCGCGGAGTGCGCCGGTGGCTGCACCGCTCAAGCCGCCAATCATGTGCGTCAGACCGATAGGGTACGCGCCACGCCAAGGCACAAACGGGAACTCTACAATCCAATCTAGCTCAAGCTGACGAGCATCATCAGGCTCCCAGTTACGATACAGCCCCAAGCCGAGGTTAGTCGTCTTGTCAATACTCAGAATGTAAGGCTCCGGACCATCCCCGAAGTCAAGGTACGTGTAAACTTCAAAGATCGTACGCAACCCGTCTTCGTTGTAGCTCAGGTCTTTGCGTCCCTCAATCTTGTCGTTAGCTTGAGTGGACTTGCTGAACTCGGGATCTTCCGGCATACCCAAGTCAACGTCAATGTACATGCCTGACTTGACGCGGCGCTGGTACTCAAACTTCGTGATGTACTGCACGTGCGTCTTACGCTCGGCGGTGTAGAAGTTGGTCGCCGCAAACGGCAGGTAGATGTCATCAATGGCGATGAACTCAGCGCAGGGGCGACGGTGCAACGGGTTCCACATGAACTTCATGTACTGACCGCCGCCGAGCGGGAGCTGCGTGCTCAACTGCTCAAGTTCGCCACGGAACTCGACCATCTGCTCAGTCGTCTGCCAGTTCATGAAGTCCGCTTTACGCTGAGACTTCTCAACTTTGGACTTGTCTTTCTCGCCGAGGATCTTGCTCTTTACGGGACCATTGGGCGGGAAGACCTCCTTCATGAAGCGGGCAGAAAAGTCTACGCACGCTTCAACAAGCATCGGATGAACGACCTTGTTTGCGCCGGTGAACTGAGCGCCTCCTGGTGCGTCATCACCTAAGCCCGTACGCCGCAAGCCCTCCTCGTACTGCTTGTCGCGCTTCTCACGCGCCTCTTTGTCATTGCCGATCTTTTCTACAAGGTCGCTAATGGCGGTCTTGAGCAGGTCTTGATCGACCTCGTCGACGATGTTGGCAAAATGGGCGAGCTTAGTCGCATGATCAACTTCATTCTTCTCACGGATGATTGCCCCGCCGTCTTCGGTGTCTTCTACCTCGTTGTCAACGTCCTCTAGTTCGACCGTCTCGCCTTCAGGCATGTCATCTTCTAATCTTTTAGTAGCCATTGCTTACCTCACATAAACTGGTTAACGATCGCATCTACGCGACCGGAGTCGTACGCTGACACGCTACCACCTTCGGCGTAGCCGCGTGGGGTATTGATGCTGTTCATAATCTCTTCAATTCGAGTCGGGTCGTATGACACTGAGCCACCTTCGGCGTAACGCGTAAACTTGACTACGTCAGGCTTCAAAGATGCGCGACCCTTCTGCGTCTCGGGTGTGCCGCGCTTAGCTTCACGCTCTACGGAGTCCAACAGCTCTTGTAGCGAGCGGGTATCCCTACCGAGTTGAATGCCGAGTTCGTTGTTGTGTACGTCGGTCTTGTAGTCAGAGCGCGGCTCACCTAAACCCATCCAGTGCCCAGCGGTGCGGAAAGGGGCTTCCTTGAACTCGTACGCTTTGCCCAACAAGTCGGCAACGGTAGGATTGGTCTTCTGCGCAGCGATCGCCGACGCGAGCATGTGACGTGCGGCGTCGCGCTTGGCGTTGTCGCGGGGGCTGGGGAACATCTCATGCGCTACGGTCTCTGAGTAAAGTCTCAGGTTACCTAGCGTCGGGTCAGGCAAGCCCTCACCAGCACGCACGCGACCGCCCTCGGCGTAGCCTTTCGTCTCACCGGCGCTCGGCTCGATGAACTCGCGGAACTGACCGCGTGACATAAAGCGCGGCGCGTCAGGATTGAAGTTGACCGCGTAGTTGAACTTGTCCATACGCTCATGCGGCAGGTCATAGTCCAACACGTCGCTCAACATTTGCTTGACGTTGTCAGGGCTGCGCAAGTCAACGATGTTGTATTGATGGAGGTCATTCACATGACCCCACTCGCCGGAGTTCAAAAACTTCAGCACCGACTCGGTGACCTTTGCCTGATACTCGGGGTCGCGCTTGGCGTACTCACGGGCGCGTTCGCTGCTGAAGGTGTTGCCTGGAGGCTTTAGCTCGGTGATGTCGGGCTTGGGTAGGGCGAGTTTAGGTAGCATCGCCTCAGCTTCTGCCCAGATCTCCGGTAGCAGTTTCTGAGCTTCTGCCGACAGTTTGTTCTCAGCGCCCATGCCTACCAGCTCAGCCAGCTCATCGGCGGCTAAGCGCTCACCGTCAACCATGTCAAAGCCGCGCTGCTTCAACAGCGTGCCCGCGTTCATAAACAGCTGATCAGCGATCGCTTCATCTTCGCTCAACATGTCGCCCAAGTCCGTAGCTGCGGCGTCGGCTTTGGTGGTAGTGATCTTTGCCTGCGCGTGGGGGCGACCCTCAGCATCGATCAACGCCGTGAGGCGGTTGTCACCCGAGCCGTAAGACTTAGCGAGTCCCTCACCCTGCGTACACCAGCCGCCCTGCTTACCGATCGTGGTACAGAGTTTTTTGCCTTCGTCGCTCACAGTCTCAGGAATGTCAACCCACTTCATTCCTGGCTCTTTGACGAACGACAGTTGCGCCTCAGGGATCTCAACACGAGCCTTAGCGCTCAGGTTACCCATCATGCCTTCAAGCTCTGACCTAGATGCCTCCTCGGCACGCCACTTGTTGACTGCGTCAACCTTCTCCACCATCTGCCTGACCGTAGTCTTCTCAAGCTGCTGAGGTGTCAAGCGCAACGCGGCGGGCAAGCCTGACTCGGGGTCAAGCATGTTCTGAATCTCATCCGCCATGTGGTTGAACCCGAGGTTCTCACTCATCGGTAACGAGCTGTCAATCTTATAAATCGGCGTATTGCGGTCGAGCTTCTCAAGCCACGGGTTGCGCTCTGCCATCTGCAGTGCAGGTTTCCGATTACCTACGAGGTCAGGAAAATCACGCGCCATACGGAACTGCTCTTGATAAGCTCCGGCAGGCGACTGGGTGATCTCGTTGTCTGCCAGCGTCTCCCACAGCTCGGCTTTGCGAGTGTTGGCTTCCATCGCCTCGGGATAACCTGCCTCGGCGTGCTTACGCACAGCGAAACCTTCCTCAGGGTAACCGGCTTTGAGTCGCGCCTTGGCGGTGTCCTCAGGCAACCATGAGCCGAACTCTTCAGCTTGGTCTCCTGGCATGTGCGTGAAGCCCTCCTCGTGCGCCAGACGGATCGGGTCTTCCGGAGTCCCCATCTCGTTCCGCACATACTTTTCGAGCTTAGTGTCAAGCCATTTGTTGATCGCCGCTGGCGCAGGGTCAAGGGGTATCTCCCCCGTACCGGTTAAGTCGGGTAGACCCTGACGCTTCAACGGGTACAACGCCATTGTAACACTGTCTCTTGAACCCTGCGGTGGAGCCCAGTTACCGCCCTTCGGCTTCACGGCATACGACCGCAGAGGTGAAGTCGCGCTCTGAACGATGTCACGGGCAACGGCTGGCGCGGTCTGGATCATGTTGGTGCCCACGCGCTTTGCGAGGCTCGCCAACGGCGGTGCGACCAACATCGCCGCTTCTGCCGTATCATCGGGCAGCATAGGGACGTTGGCCTTGTTGATGTTCGTAATTGGCTGGCCATAGCTCAAGCGCTCTGCGGTGCGAGCTAACGCCGGTACACCGAGGAACTCCATCGTCCCCTGCATCTGCTGCGTGCGGCGGGGTGAGTATGTCTGCTTCAGGAAGTCGGCAATGGAACCCAGTGCGGCGTTCTGCGGCTGTGCGCGCATTGAACCGCCGTCGTAGTAGTTCGTCTTGACAAACCCTCCGTCTGCCCACTTGACCTTGTTTGCCCAATACGCGGGGCTGCTCGGACCCTTAGCAATGTTCTTTGCGTGACGTGACTTGAACGAGGCTCGCTTAGCCTTCATGCGGTCGGACTCGCCCTCCTTGGGCTTACCCGCCGTGCTCGCGCCCTGCTCACCGAAGCGAATGATCTTCTCCTTGCCGTCTACCTTCGTCTTCACGATGTGTGACTTGGTAGGATGGCTAGGCGTGCGTCGTGGCTGGTTGAGCGGTAAGCTGTCCTTGTCAACGCGGTTGGTCATTTCTTCCTCGCCGCACGCATGTTGTCAACGAGGTTGGGGTAAGGGCGTCCGGCGCTCTTTGCCGCCGCCTTCGCCGAGGACTTAGCCGCTGGTGACAGCGTCTTGCTCTCGCCGAGGCTCTTGGGTCGTGCCTTGTCCCAGATCGGTTTCTTAGAGGCCATTGCGGTGCTCCTTGATGAATGCGTCTAACTTGTTGTCAAGCCGGTCTAACCGGTCAAGCACGCGGTTGATGTCCGTGTGCAGGTCGCCCTTGGTGACATACTCCTTAGCGACCTCTTCACGGGTGCGGTTGATCAGTATCGTCACGCGCAACAGTTCTTCCTTTGTAGCGGTCAGCTCAGCGTCTTTGGCGCGGACAGCCCACCCCAACAACGCCATGAACACAGTCAGCACCGCGTTCCAAACAAACTGTTCCATACCTCGCACTCCTTTAAGCGGCGTAAGGGTTTACCCTTGGTTGCGATTTGATTCGCGGCTCGTCCATATCTTTTGCTTGAGGTAACTCAAACCATCCATCATTCTTGAGATAAATGATAGCTTGCGTAAACGTGTCCACATAATCATCATGCTCCGCTACTGGGAACTTGCCCAGTTGTTTGAGGAAAGACGCTGCCCAGCTCACCGGTTGACCGAGGTTCTTCTTTGATTCCGGCACCCACAACAGCCCCAGCTCTAAGGTCGGTGCGGCTTGGTGCGCCCGTGATACCTTGTCAGCCTGACCTGGATTATAACCCACGGCTGGCACTTTCGCCAAGCGCAAGTCTTGCAGCAATGATTGCCCACTCGCCTTTGCTTCCACCAAGATACGGTCTGGGCGCTTAGCGCGGGAGTATGGCGAGTCCTTTGTCATCCCGCCGTATTCAGTCGTCCAGTCTTTCACGGCTCGTGCTCGCAGGTCTGGATAGCTCAGGTGTTCATCCCATGCATCAATCAGCATCGCATTGCGTGCGCCCTTGTGCGTGAACATCGCCCAGACCGAGCAAGCCGTGGGGTCACCGGTTGTCTTCTCAGTGAACGCGCAGTCGTATGACTGCAGTATGTACTCAAACGGCGGCAGACCTGATGACGCTGGCCATAGGTTGAAGTGCGCGGTCTTGAGGATACCGCCCTCGCTCGGAGTGGGGTCTTGCTGTAACTGACCTGCCGTGCCGTATGTACCCAGCAGTTGCTTCAGCATGGTGATCTCTTTCTCACCGAAGCGCTCGGGGCAGATCAGCTCGCCCTTCTTCTTGCGTGGGTCGTACGTGCCGAGGCAGGTCTTGCGCACCTTGCCGTCCCACTCTGCCGGAATGCAGATATGCTCCCAGCCCTTGATGTCCTCAAGGATGTGTCCGCTGATGTCGCGCTCGTGCAGTCGCTGCATGACGGTCACCATTGCGTCAGTCTTCGGATTGTTCAGTCGCGTTGACCATACCATGTCAAACCATTCAAGGTCTGACTCCCGCATAATCTCCGACTGCGCGGCTTGAGCGCCGTGTGGGTCGTCAAGTATCAAGCGTGAGCCGCCTTCACCCGTCGCCGTGCCACCGACCGAGGTCGCGAGCCGGTAGCCGGTCTTGTCGTTCTCAAAGCGCTGCTTGGCGTTCTGGTCTCCGGCGAACGCAAACATATGCCCCCACCGCTCTTGATACCATGGTGACTGCAACAGTCGTCGCGTCTTCAAATTGTCACGTGTGCTCAGGTTGCCGGAGTACGATGCGCACAGGAACTTCTGAGCAGGGTCAGTGAGCCACTCCCACGCTGGCCACATCACCGAGACAATCGTTGACTTTGAATGTCGCGGCGGGATGTTGATGAGCAAGCGGTGTATCTCACCGGCGCTCACTGCTTCAAGGTGCTCGCAGATCGCTTCAATGTGCCAACTCGCAATGAATGGTATTCCTGGTTCTACTACGTGCCACGACTGCTTCACGAACTCGTACAGCGAACCCGACGCCGCTCTGCGCTCTTGCTCCCGCTTGACCATGTCAAGCATCACGGCGGGGTTCAGTGGTGCGTTCATTTCTGTCCGGCTTTAGCGAGCAGACGACTCATGTTCTCAAGCTCCTCATCACTGAGGTTCTTCAGGTCTACCGCCGCGAGTGCGATCGGACCGCCGTTTGAGCCGGTGTGCTCTTGCGTGATCTTGTCGCCGTAGACCTTCGGTAGCATCTTGCTGAGCATCCACTTGCGCGTGTCAATCTGAACCCGCTTGTGCGCGATAACGTCGCTGTTGAGCGGCATCAGCATTTGCTTGAGCAGGGGTTCGCCCTTCTCATCAAACATCGGGTCGCCCTGCGGGTCGAGCTTCTGCACCGTCACCCACTCGTGCGTCTTGTCGCTCAGCGCGACGATCTCATCAGCGAGCAGAGCGTAGCCGATCTCTCGCGCGTGCGCGTAGTCGGCGGCTATGCCCTTGGGGTCATCTTTTTCGATCCACTCAAGAAACGCACCCACAGAGGGCATGCCCGCTCCGCGGCAGATAGAATCAAGAGAGCGACCGAGCTTCAGCTCCTCGCAGACCTGCGCTGCGACAAACAGGCGGTCGTACTTGCGGGCGGTGGGGCGGGTGGTGGGTGTTGTGGCCATGGTTGAGATTATACCTTCCTGATTCAAAAAAGACAAGTTGAAAAGTGATCGGTCGTTCGTCTATATAGAGAGGGACCGAACGAACGATTACTTTCGCCTACAAAACGACAAAGTCCGAAAATTCCCGAACGATTACTCCGAACGATTACCCGAACGATCACATCACAGAACATACGAAACCCTCACTCCGTTAGGCTCCTGAGACGTTCGGTGAACCTTCTGATCGGCTCCGGAGAGAGGACGACAGTCCCTCTCCTCCGGCGTTCCGAACGTATCCAGACAAGGCAAAAAGCTAATCGTTCGTTCGGCGCTATCGTTCGAACGATTACCCGAACGATTAAACCGAACGATTACTTTTCTCATCAGGTTCTCTCTTTGATGTCGTAGAACCAGTCATCACCGGCAGACCACTTCCGTGTGCCGTCAACAGTCCATAATCTTTGCGCCGCTTGAAAGTCGGGGAACTTCGTTTCGGCGGGTATCAGGCTTTGGTCGTACCACAGGCAGCGGTTGTTCGGTTGACACGCAAACTGTCCGTTGTCAAGGGCGATCCAGTTGAAGCTCTTGTGCTCCTCGGCTTGTTCAGTAAACGTCGTGTCCAGCTCCATGCCGTCAGCACAGAAGTCCACGGTAAACAGGTAGCGCCCAAAGTGCCACTCCTTGTCCTTACCGAGAAACTTTACGCCGAGGTTACGCAGACCGATCTTCTCAAGTATGGTAAAGCGGTAGCTCATGCAGTCCCACAGTTGAAGCGTATCAACCGGCAGGTTGCCCGCTTCAGCGTGCCAGACGTAGGCGTGTATGGGCAGCTTATCGTAGAGAGCGCCGTAGGCGGGCAGCAACGACTCAATGCGGAACACTTGACCACGTAGCGCCTTGAGACTGACCCACACGGCAGGTTCAAGCTCGTTGTGACCTTTGTGATCGTTGTACAAGAACTCACGCTTCACGAAGCATTTGAGCGGCGGCAGCGAGGCAATTAGGTAGCTCATTTAATGCTCCTCATGAATGTGTTGCACCTTGCGCATTTGTAGATGGGTTGTCCTTCAACAGGTATCCAGCGATGTTGGCATTCGGTCATGCGTTCACCCTGAATCTGATTGTTTCGGCGGCGTACTCAAGCCCAAGGTCATCACAGACCTTTGCGTTGGCTTCACGCTCGCGTTGTGCTACTAAGTCAGCAAACTTCTTGAGCTTGACAAACTCCTCAATGCGGATACTGTTCTCAATCTTCTCGCCGAACCCTGCGCGGTGGGCGAGTGCGCCTAGTTCAATGTTGGTCATGATTTCATGTCCCTCACGTAGCAGGCAAAGCTACCCACAGTGTCTTTGCCGAACACCGCCATCTTCTCAATCTCCCGTGCGACCTCCTCAAGCACCTCGTTGCGGTGCGCAGAGTTGTAACACTTTGCGGGAGTGGGGCATGCTGACGTGTAGCATCCTGGGCACACGAAGTCGAGCTTCATCTGTGCGGATTCTTTTTTACTTTTGAAGCCGGTCATGCTGTGAATTTCCTTTTAACGACGACTAAGGGTTCAAACTTCTCAGGCGGCGGGGGAGTCATCTTCTCACTGGGCGGTGTCCAGCCGTACTTGCGCCAGAGCGCTTGAACGTCAGCGCCGGTTGTCCACTTGAAGTCAGGGTGACCCACGGGAACCCAAGGTATTGTCTTTTTCATTTCTAAGTTATCCTCTATTAAATGCCGAACTTACCGCGTTCGATTGCGGCAACCACGTCTTCATTCACACGCAGGTAGTGGTTGGCTCGTCCCTGCGGCTTCTCTAACTCAATGCGCTCAAGCGATCCGTCGTTCAGCAAGCTGGTCACGGCTCGTTCTTTGCGCTCTTGAGATGCTTTGACGCCGCCCTGTGCCACGGGCAAGCGTTCGTAGTAGGAGCGGCTCTTGCCCGCGTCTTTGCGCACAAGGTCAATTATGTCATCACATATCTTTGACCACTGCTCCTGCTCTTTTTGTTCCTTACGATCTTCTTTCATCTGGGTGCGCTCTCCTGCTTTGAGAGGACGGGCGACTGAGTGGCTAAACCAGATCTCTTTGTCGTAGCCCAACACGTCTTTATGTTGCTCGCGGTTTGACACAAGGTCAAAGGTGAGTTCAGCAAACGCCGTGGGGAACCTGACCTTTGTCGCTTTGAGCACACGGGGCGCGTCGGCATGTTCCCCGTCTTTGAACACAGTGTACACACCTTGCGCATCACCCGTCCACGCTGACGCACCACGGGGTGACAGGAAGTCCGACTCTGACGAGCCGAGCGCCTTTGCCGTGTGACTGACGATGATTATAGGGAAGGTCGCGAAGGCTTGTTTGATGTACGCCATTGCCCGCCCGACTTCAGCATTGTCGTTCTCGTTTTCCAAATCAAATACCGCGTTTGCAGTGTCAAACACCACCAGAGGCAGCGCCGCGTGATACGTACCATCAGCTTTCTCATTGTCCACCGTCCATTCTTTGTACTCCTCAGCTACTTGAGCTACGATCTTCGGGTCTAACCTTTGCGCGTTGATGACCCGCACTCGCTCATCAAAGTCACGCGTCTGCATGCCGGTGTAGCCCCAAGAGTACAGCGAGTAAATGACCCGTTGAACTTGCACGACTGACTCGGTTATGATGATGACGTTGCGCCTTACGGCGGGCTTGAGCGTATAGTCATGCGGGCAGAGGTGCGCAGTGGCTAACGCCATAGGTACGATCAGGGTTGTCTTACCGACCCCAGGAGCACCGGCGACTACGTTGACACCGGTTGACATGAAGTCCTCATACACGTACTCAAAGACATTGACCTCACCCGCGCCCGATGCGACTGAGTTCTTCAGGCTTAGCGGGTGAACTTCAGGCTTGCCGTCCGGCGTAGTAGCGGCTTGTGGCGGGACTTGATTAGAGTTACCCGCCCAGCCGTTATCAATCGCCATGCGGAAGATTGAGCGGTAAGTGATTGAGTGCGGGGTGCTGATGTCCCGCTCCCACTTACGCCGTTGAGCTGAGGCATCAAACTTATCGCTGGTTGACGCCCACTCGGTCCAAATCTTGTAGCCGTTCTCGCCGTAAGGTTTGAGCACCATACCGACGTTGACCCACGTTGTGTAGTCATCAGCGTCAACGTGTTTGAGCGCCGAGCGCAGGTCATCAAACGTCTGAGCGGTTGCCACCGGAACACCGCCGCGCTCAGTGAGGCTATAATTGACCGGAGGTCGTGCCTTACTAGCTATCAGCTGAGGCAAGGGTGAGGGCTTTGCCGGACGGGTTTGACTGAGCGGCGAGCGCCCCTGCTGCCACTTATAATCTCCGGAGGGTCCGAGCGTGGGCGCGACGCAGATGTAGCCGTGATGCTTTAGGTCAAGACCTTTGCCGAGTGTGCCAGGATACGTCATGTCCTCATCAGCGGTGAACAGCCTATGCTCCCCGCCGCCTTGAGTCACTGCCGTACAGTCGGAGTGCATGACGCCGTGTTCAGCTTCAAGTTGTGCGAGCGAGTCAACACCGCCGTTCTGCGGGTCAATGTCCAGCGCCAGCAGACCCGACTCAGCTAGGGAAATGCCGATGCCCGCATCAGGATCAGTTGCCCACCAGTCTTTGATGATTTGTTCATCAACAGTTGCGTCCTGATGCCCATGCGGAACTAAGTCAGATTGAGGGTGCTTGCCCGCCTTGTGACCTTTCTCAGTGTTAGGGCGACCGCAACGGCATTGACCATGCGAGTCAACCGACCACACGGGCAACACGTACCAACCGAGCTTTGCGTAAGCCAGCGCGTAGTCAAGCGTCGCTGGTGCTTTATTGTCTACTGCCCAGACATGCTTGGGCGTCTTACTGGTCATTGTTCTGTCTCTCCGTAAAAGAATTCCTCAAGCACGTTCCAGTATTGACCAGACCGGCGCACGTAAACTGATTCAGGTACACGAGCGCCTTTCATTTGCCACGTAAGGTTGTCTGCGGGGGAAGGTAAGTTTACCGCAAGCTGCCGCGAATCGAAAAACTTCAGAGTCTTCCGGTCTGGGGTTTCGGTGTTGATGAAGTTGGTTCCGCGAATCTTGATGCCTTCATCGCTGACGCAGTTATAGTTGACGAGGAGGACTGGCGTGTCAGGGTTACGCCGTGTGCGGATTGCGACCGTGCTTGTTGATTCAACATGCATTTTGAGGACAGAACCGTCCAATGCGACCTGACCGGTCATTGGGTCAATCGGTAAGAGCCGGTGAGCGCCGACCACCTTTGCCCGCTCACGCAGGGCGCGTTCTTTTGCGGGGATGGCTTCAACCAGTTCCTTCGAGTCTTCTTTGAAGAAGCTCTCATACATATCCACGCCGCCTAACCTTTGCAGGTTACCTACGAAGTCAAGTATGAGGCAGTTCTTTTTGCCATCAGCTAGGCGCGTGCCCCGACCCTGAATCTGAACCCATAGAGAGGAGGAGAGAGTTGGCCTCAGGCACACAATGCAATCCAGCGCGGGGAAGTCAAAGCCGGTGGTAATCATATCAACCGAGCAGAGCACGCGGGTCTCACCTGACTTGAACCTGCGTAACGAGTCACTGCGCTCGTCACGGGTGATTGACCCTGCCATGACGTCGGTCGTCCAGCCGGTCTCAACCGCAATGACTTCGGCGGCTCGCTCAGCAGCGTCAATCGTCGGGCAGTAAACCGCGATGTGCTTA